AGTATTGAGCACCTGATGCGTGGTAGTCACCAATTTCTGCTGATATATCAACAATACCACTATACGCAGAACCAACAAATTTTGTCTGTTTTTGAAATATAGTACCAGTAGGTGATAACCCATAGTTACTGTGATTACCAGTTGTCCATACTTGTCCTTGACTATCTTGAACAGCAGTCCACCCATAAGTAGCAGGTACAGCACATAATATTTTTGTTATAGGATGAGTAAATTCACTTTCTCCAATTCTTTTAATTGTAGTTACATTAGTGGTTGTGCCGTCTCCTACTTGTCCATAGCCGTTGTAGCCATATGAATATAGCTTTCCAGATTCAGTTAATAAAAATGCAGGACCAGAACCCCAATATCCGTGACTAGTTTCTATATGCTTAATTTTTTCATTTTCTAATTCTGGTAAAGTGTCTGCGTGTCTTACTGGTATTTGTACACTAGTTGAACCATTACCTGCGTAAGCACCCCATCCCCAACTGTATCCATTTACATCAATTGCAAGAGGAGAATTAAGATGTGGATATAATTTATCTATAACTACATCTTTTGGAAACGCAACTCTTTTTGTGTTAAAGTGAGAAGTATTATTCCCTACAGTACCGAAGCCGTGTCTTCCATCACTATTTGCTTGACCCCAAGTTCTAACTGTACCATCCGTCATTAATATTCTAGGTGTTTGATAACTATAAGGATATCCAGTGTTTCTCATAGATAACATTTTTTCACCTAAAGATTTAACAGCATATGTATTTCTTTCATCACCATATCTGAACTCAATACCAGAGTTACCTCTAGAATGTAATACTTGTTGTTTTACACCACCAACAGAAGTACCACCAGTAAGTAGATGTCCTTTTGTTAAAACATCTTGTTGACCTTTAGCCATTACACTTAAATTACCAACTGCATCTACTATATAAACAATACCCTCCTTATATACTACATCGTTTTCATCGTATGTAGTAGAAGAGTTATACTCACCTTTCCATCTATGACCTAATTTATTTATATTTATTTGCATATATTTATTCCTTTATGGTAATACTATTTGTAATGTATTGTTTGTTATTTGAAATGAGATATTTTCAGACAAGATATGATAATCATAATCTGCAGTATTAAAGTTACCAGAACTACCAGATGTTGTTTGATTAAGTTGACCACTAGTTAACTTTAATCCATAAAACTTTGGTTTGGCAACAGAACTAACAAATTGGTAACCACTTTCATCACCTTTAACTTCTAGGAACTGTCCTCCAAAACCAGTTAAACTACTCGGTAAATTTGAAGCACCAAAGTTTGTATTAATATTTGATTGTATAGTTTGTATATCTGATTTAATTTGAAGAGCATCTGCCTCTGCTTGTTCAGCAGCCGTTTGTGCAGCTTCGGCAGCAGTCTTTGCTGTCTCTGCTCCAGTCTTAGCTGTGTTTGCTCCAGTCTCAGCAGTTTCTGCATTTGTTTCAGCAGCTTGAGCAGCAGTTGCTGCAGCTTGAGCCGAAGACACTTCTGTTGTTACAATTGCACTAACCGATGCTTTAGTAGCTGCATCTTGTGGGTCTACTGGGTCTGCAAGATTAGAAAGCCTTGCTCCTAAACCCTCCCAATTGTTCTGAGAGTTTTTGATAATAGATGAGTTAGCTTTATCAACAGCTTCTTGAGCAATAAAGAAGATTTGGTCTGCAGAATTATCAAGGTCTGACTCTGAGAGAACAGAACCATCTTGGAAATCAACAACTCGACTTGCGTTAGGGGTTTGTCTCTCAATTCTTATGGCTGTTCCGTTGGGTGGATGAGATACAAAATCAATTGTATTTGCATCTGTAAAATCCCAATCAGCAGGTCTAGTCTTTTCTACACCACCTACAAAGACTTTAATATCGCTTTGGTTTAGATAACTAAAGTTAAACGATATATCTTGTGCAGGGTCACCATTAGATGTGATTTCTTTGATTGATAATAATGTCATATTGCTCCTTACCTATTTGACTCTAAAAATTGTTCTAGATAATTTATTCCAGTAGCTTTACTTCTTTTTGAAAGGAATATCTTCTCTCTTAGTGATGGATGTGTTTTCATTAATTCTGCTCTAGCAGCACTTCTATATTTAGAAAAAATGTCAGATATCATTTTTATTTCTGGTGATGCAAACATTCCGTCATAAATTCTATCTGGGTCATCTTTCCTATACATAGAACTATCCATTGCTCTTTTTACAGTTTGAAGTAATGTTTTTCCATTAATTTTTATTGTACCCATAAATCTATTAAAATCAGAAAATTCTTGAGTAGTTAATTCGACTTTATTTATTTTCTTTGGAACTCCTTGAAACCCATAATTTAAATCAAGTAGTTCTGTTGCTATTTCATCTGAAAAATTATCTGGTTTTATTGGAAAGCCAGTTGACATAGGGTCATAGTTCAATAAAGGTTCACCAGTTAACCAATTGTATTTTGCAGGTAATTCTTCATTTAATTTAGGAAGTCTTCTACGAACTTTATCACTTAAACCAATAGCTTCTCTTAAAGGTGCATATTCACTTTCAGAAAAACCATATTCATTATAACTACTACTAAAGAACATTTCAGTTAATTGTTGTGGTGCAGCAGGAATAAAAGATGCAACTGTATTTTCTCCAAAGGCTCTCAAGTCTGTAATTCTATCTGGGTTTGATTCAGAGATAGCACTAAGTAGATTTGTTATACCTTGAAAGTATGCCTTATCTTGTAGCACAGTAGACATACCATATATTGTAGCAACTATAGCATTTTCTGATGCATCAAAATCTTGAGCCTCTGCTAAGTTTGCCATTGCCCCTACTGGCATAAATAAAGGGTCAAGTCTATTGTAGCCAATCCAGTTACCTCCCACTTTTATTGAGTAAGGCTGATTACCTGCCATTCTCCATAATCTATTTTGTTGTGGGTCTGGTGGTCCACCTCCAGTTACTCTTCCCTCTGATATAAGAGAAAAGATTCCAAAACCAATTGCTGATGAAGTAGTCAATCTACCAATAGCTAAAGCTTTTTGCTCTGGTGTACCATTAACTATATCATTTCTCATTCTTTTGCTTAATAAAGCTAGAGGTCCACTTCTTTGGGCTGCTCTAATAATTAAGTTACTTGGTGTTCTAACAAAAGGTAAGAACAATTGTAATGCAGGTGTTTGATTAGCTAGTCGTTGTATATTTTTAAATAAAGCTATTTCTAAATCTTCAGTAAAAGTAATTTGTCTAGCATACTGCAAAGCTTCTTTGTTTGTAGCCATTCCGTTTGAGTCAAATGCATCATCTACTTTTTTTAATGCATATTTTTTTAAAGCTTCGCCTTTTTGACCCATTTCTAAGCCCTCAAGGTAACCATCTGAAAATATCTTAGCACGATAATTAATCTGCTTAATAAATTCATCCTCAGAACCTAATAGTCTTAGTGACCCTCTGGTTGTTTTTCCAATACTGTCCACAAATGAGCCTAGCTTACCTTTTGACATATTTAGATATTCAGAGGTAAGTTTGTTAATATCTTGATGTTCAAGCTGTCTGTTTAAAGGGTCAAGAATATTTCTTTCATTCTTAAAAGCTTGTTTAGCAAAGTATAAAGCTTGTTTTCTAGCTAAAGATACTCCCATATAATGTGCTTTGATTTGATTTGTTAATTGCTTATATTCAGCAGCATCTATTTGTCCAGTCACTCTTGCAAATATTGCTCCTACTCTTTTTTCCAAAGGAACAAACCCAGTCTCAACAATACCAGACAAAGTATTAGTTATATGTGTTTTTAAGTTGAACAGAATCATACTTCTAAATAACTCTGACAATACTGCTTGGCTTTTATGTAGACCACTAGGTTCTAGTAGTTTCATATTTTTACCAAAGTCTCTCATATTAGAAGATGAGTTAGATAAAGCAAACTTAAATTTCTTTAGTGCCTCTTTTCCACCCAACGCATCTTCAGCAGCTTTAAATCCAGTAATTATAGAATCTGTGTCCATAATTTTTTCTCTCTGCATTCTTAATGCTCTACCAATAGGGGCTTGTATCATTTTAGATGCAGCAAGATATTTTTGTAAAGCTTCAGTCTCTTCAATAAATTTTCTTTCTAATAATAATTTTTCATTAGCATCTTTTGCAGCAGAGTCAGCTTTAGCAATATTCTTTAAAGTATTTAACTGGTTTGCAACTTTTGATTGTATACCAATAAGAGCAGACTGTGCTTGTTCAATCCCTTTTCCATAAGTGTATGCAATCTTTTCCCAATCCTTTGCTTTAGTTCCAGTCATATCTTGTAAGAACTTAGCAGACTCTTGAAAAGCTTCTTCTATACTCTGTTTATTTTTTATACCTTTTAATGTTGGTGCTAAAGTTTTTATAGACTCATTAATTACATTAACCATTTCGTCAGTTGCATCATTTGCAAACCTTGAGAAATACTTATCGTCTTTTTTAGTATGGTTAGTAAAATTCATTATATTCTTTTGAGAATTAAGAGCAAGTTTCAAAGACTTAGGGTCTTTTATAGATTTCTTTAAATTTTCTACTAATTGAGTATTTATAGCTTTTGGTGTTGCAACTTTTTTAATACCACTTGTTTTAGTGTCTTTTACTTTTACTTTTGTAGTATTTCTAAGTTTTTCTGTATCTTTAACAACCTTATTTAATTTATCTAGTATTTCTTTTTTTGTAGTCTTTGTATTATATTTAATACCTAACTCATCAGCAGATTTTTTTAACCAATCTCTATTCTTAGATTTTAGATAGTCTCTAGTTTGCATACCATCTTTAGCTGCTTGTTGCTCTACATTTTCAGTAAACAATTCTTTTGTATTTTTTAAATCTGTTTGCTTACCTTCTTCTTTTAACTTTTGTTCTTTTTCAGCAGCTTTAAATTTCTTTTGTTTTTCAGCAGCTTTTTTCTCTCTAGCTTTTACAGTTTTTTCTTGGTTTTTCTTTATAGCCTCATCAGTTACTGCATCTGGCTCAGTATCTTTACCTGCTCCTCTCCCTTTAATTTTTGTAGCAAGTTTTAGTACTCCCTCAAATATACCACCAAGAGCAATGTCTTCAACAGCAGCTTTAAATCTATTTAATGCTTGTCCATCTGTTGGGTCAGATGCTAACCATTCATTTACTGGATTCGCTAACGCAGGATTTTCTTGGATTATATCTGACAATCTTTTTGCATAAGGGTC